AGAAGGTTCCCGGCTGGGGCTTTGTATATGCCTATCCGCCGGACTGCGTGCAGGCACGCAAGATTTTCAATGAGACTAATACCTGGGTGGTGCTGCATAAAAACTTTAAAGGCAACATGGACCAGGTGGTTTTAAACGACAACACGAAGGCTATCGTATGTAACCATGCGGACGCCTATTTAGAATATATTTACGACGTCAAGGATGTGAATCTTTTCACAGATGATTTTGCACAGGCGCTGTCCTATTATCTTGCCGGCGCGATCGCCGTACCGCTGACAGGATCCGCTGCGCTGGGACAGCAGATGCAGCAGCTGGGAGCGCAGCTGCTGGCAGAAGCAAAGTTTACACAGATGGAAGAACGGAACAAGGTCCCGGAATATCCGTCTAAATACTATCAGGCGAGGTGGTAACCATGGCCGACGGTAGGATGTATTTTTTACAGCCAAGCTTTGCGACGGGCGAAATATCGCCGGACGTAGCCAGCCGCGTGGATCTTGACAAGTATCAGTCAGCGCTGTTGCAGGCCAAGAATTTTTTTGTCCGGCCATACGGCAGCGCGTACCGCAGGCCGGGGCTTGAATATAGGGCATCTCTGAACAGCGGGAAGGTGCGATTGCAGGAGTTTGCCGTGGATGCAGATACCAGCTACCTGCTGGAGATACGGGCAGGTAGTATTCGCGTTTACAAGGACGAGGGCACCACTCTTACGCTAAAAGCGACGATAACCGGTACTCCGTTTATTGACGGCGACTTGCGAAAACTACGCTTTGCGCAGAGCGCTGACGTGATGTTTATTGCTTCCGGACGTGTCCCTGTCCAGGTGCTGGCACGACACAGCGATACAAGCTGGTCACTTACGAGTTTTAATGCAGAGCCACCGTATTTTGACATATCCAACATGCCGGACGGCGTAACCATCACACCGTCAGGCGCTGCCGGAAATATTACATTGACAGCCAGCGGGAGCGCATTTACGGCTCAACAGATTGGAAACTGGGTGCAGATCCGGCAGGATGTATCGGCGCAAACAGTCGCGCTGAATCAAAGCATGCTGGCCGGTGAAAAAGGCTGGAAGGTAACAACGCATGGAACCTGGGCCGGTAATGTAAAATTAGAATATTCCAAAGACAACGTAACGTGGAAAGAGCTGCGAAGCTATTCCAGTAACAACGACAGCAATTATACCGAGAGCGGCACGTTTGACGAACCAACGTATATCAGGGCAACAGGTACTATTACCGATGGAAGCATCACGTTAGATCTGACGCGGCTGCCATATACACATATTGGCACGGCAAAAATAACCGGCGTCACTGACGCGACGCATGCCACAGCCACTGTACAAAAGATGCTGGCCGGCACACAGGCTTCGGACGACTGGTGCTTTGGCAGCTGGTCGGATGAATACGGGTATCCCAGCTGCGTAACATTTTTCCAGGACAGGTTGTGCCTTGCGGCCAACGCAAAATATCCGTACATGGTGTGGATGAGCCGCACAGGTGATTATTATAATTTCGGTACGGAGGAAGTGAGCGGTACGCTGACTGATGATTCCGCGGTAGCCATATCGTTCATAAGCCGCAAGGACTATCGTATCATGCACCTTGTGGCGCAGTCTGACTTAATCGTGATGACGGAAGGCAACGAGTGGATCATCTCCGGCGCCAGCACGGTAAAGCCGACAGAAGTTAATCCGCGGGTGCAGACGAGCCGCGGAACCACTGACGTTATCCCGGTGCTGGTAGGCGGGCAGATGATTTACGTCCAGCGGCATGGCCGAACGGTCCGCGACCTGCAATACAATTTCAGCTCTGACAGCTACGACGGTATGGACCTTACCATACTGGCCAAGCACCTGACGAAGGCAGCCACCATCATAGACGCGGCATACATGCAGGAACCTGACTATATGATGTTCTTTGTTTTGACAGACGGGACGGCTGCCTGCCTGACGTACATCAACGAGCAGAAGGTGTACGCATGGAGCCGGTTGATTACAGACGGGAACATAAAAGCTGTGGAAACCATCAGCACAGAAGATGGAGAGCAGGCATACTTTGTGGTGAGCCGGGACAACGGCGTGTTTTTGGAACGGCTGGCAGAGATGCCGGACAGCGAGATTCCGGACGACTATATCATGCTGGACTGTGCAAAGAGGTTTTCGTTTAACAGCGCCACGGACACGATCACGGCTGCGTGGCTGGCAGGAAAAACGGTAGACCTGTTGGCGGACGGTGAGCATATCGAACAGCTGCAGGCGGACAATACCGGCACGGTAACGCTGGACGTACCGTGTAAGCATTGTGTTATCGGCCTGCCATATGACAGCGTGATGGAGCTGCCGAACATTGAGATGCAGTTATCCGACGGGACCATGCAGGGCAGGAAGAAGAAAGTATCCGGCGTGATCCTGCGATTGCAAAAGAGCCTGGCCGGGCGGGTAGGCATTACGGAAGATAAGACGGACATCATCAAATATGACGAGCTGATGAACCAGGAAGTAACGCTGTACAGCGGCGAAAAGCATGTGACGGTTCCCAACGTCAACACCGGCGGGTTTAACGACTGGGGCCGCGTGGTGATCCGGTCCGACGCGCCGTATCCGTTGTCTGTGGCAAGCGTCGTAAGGGCGGTGGTACCTGGTGGTTAAGATTAAACGGATTGGACGGCCTACACGAAATCTTGTTGTGGAGCTGCTGATGGATATCCGGAAGCCGGATATGAAAGAGCTGTGCATGGGACCGGACGAGCCATACACGGCGGTGTGGCAAAGCATCATGAACAGCAAATACTGTTATGTGGTGCGGGACAGGGAAGGCAGGCTGCTTTCCATCTTTGGGATCGCTGCGGGGCAGGTTGACGTAGGCGGCACGAAGGCCACGCCGATATGGTTCCTGGGGACCGGTTGGGCCTACCGGCATAACAAAGCGCTGGTGTACTATGGCAAACAATTCTGCACGCGGTTCATCGCAGAGGTAGGACCGCTGTGTAACTTTATATGGTGCGGCAACGAGCCGGCCATCCGATACATTCAACATATGGGAGCCACGTTACTGGACGTGGTTCCACTGGGCAAAAACGGGGAAATATTTGTACCGTTTCTTCTGAAAGAGGTGAGGACATAATGTGCAGTTTGACTTTGGCTTTAACAGGACTGACTACTGGCTTGTCTATGGCAAGCCAGTACCAGCAGAGCCGGGCGCAGGCGGCGGCCTACAATGCGCGGGCGGAGGCGGCAGAGCAGAACGCAAAGATACAGGAACGGCAGGGCGAGCTGATCGCCGAACAGCACGCGCAGAAACAGCGGGAGCTGGATAACCGGCGCAGGCTGGTACAGGGAGCGCAGCGGGCATCCGCCGGGGCTTCCGGCATTGCTGCCGGTTCAGGAAGCGCGCTGGATATGTACATGGCTACCATGGACGCATGGCGGGAAGATAGCGTGAACCTGCTGGAGAACCAGCGCGAAACGATTTACGACAATTACATCAAAGTCGGGAATTACAATAACCAGGCGTCAAGTTACCGGTCGATGGCAGACGCGGCAAAGACTGCCGGAAACTGGGGCATGGCTGGCACGTTGTTGTACGGGGCATTTTCTATGCTTCCAGGACTGCAAGGCGCCGGAGGAAAAGCTGCAGCAACGACCGGAACCGCGCAGACGCCGACGGCAGCCAGCACATATGCCAGAGCTACTGACACAGCATTTGGTGGTCTGTCCGGATATGTTCCGAAAACTGTAGGGAATGTTCCGGGCGTGATAGGGACATATGGTCAGCCAATCGTCAAAGCGAATAAAGGGTTTAACTTGTTCGGAGGTAGTTTCTGATGAAGTTAGTATCATATACACCGTCGGTGCCAAAGACTGCCGGCGGGAGCGCGCGGGTAGACGCACCTGATGCAAAGGCCATTGCCAATGTAGGACGGATGCAGGGGCAGGCATTACAGGGCATAGCTAATGCAATTCAGATTGCCGGCGAAAATGTTGATGCAGTAAATGCGCAGGCCGCTGCGAACGAATATACAAAGCGGGTAAACGAGCTGCTGTATAACCAGGACAACGGTTTACTTAATACCAAGATGGACGGGGCCAACGGTATCACCGGCACGTTCGAGGAACAGGAAAAGAAGATCCGGCAGGAAGTGGGAAGCCAGTATCAATTCTTTTCCGCCAAAGGGCAGGCCGTGTTCAATAACATGGCCAACCGGTCCGCAGCACAGCGGTATGAAATGGTCCGGAGACATCAGACACAGCAGTTTAATGCGTATCAGGATGTGACGTATGGAAACGCGCTGCAGCTGAACGTGCAGGCCGCCGGGGACAATTATGCTTCCCCGGATATCGTGGAGGACAGCATCAAAGAATCCATTGCGTCTGCGTCTGTCCGGTATGGCGATCAGGGCGCAGAGGTTGTCAAACAGCAGAGCCGGAAGGCCGCCGGTATGGTGGCGCAGCAGGCTATCAACATGGCCTACGCCAACGGCAACGATGACCAGGCTGCGGCCTATATCGAAAAGTATGGCGCGTATTTGGATCCGAACCAGCGGTCGCAGTATAGCAAGGCCGTCCATCAGCGGGTGCTGTCCAACATGACGCGGAACACGGCTGACGCGCTGGTTGCAAAATATGGGAACAACACGGCTGCATTGTATGATGCTATCTATAACCGGAGGGAAGGCGGCAGCGGGTACGACGGGAACGCGGCAGTAGCATGGATGCGGGAGCAGGCAAAGAACGGTACCAACTGGGGCGTCAACACCTGCACGCTGGGCGTCAATAAGGCGCTGACCATGGGCGGCGGGATTCCAGGCAACACCTGGGCGCCGACTAACTGGGAGGACGCAAAGAAGGCCGGCACGGCATTTACGGACCGGAGCCAGCTGCGCACCGGCGACATTGTGTACTGGTGGAAACCGGGCAAGGATAAGAACGCCGACGACGTGGGGCATGTGGGAATCTATGACGCAGAAACCGGGATGGTGTACCAGTCCGGGACAAGCGGCTTTAAAGCAATCGCGCTGGACACTTATTCCGTATCCGGTTTTTCCCGTCCGCAGGGACAGGGCATGACGCGGGAGCAGCAGGACGCGCTGTACAATTCCTGCCTGCGTCAGATCAACCAGCAGAAGGCCATTCGCAATGCGTATAATGACCAGGTATATAAGGAGCTGGATAAAGAGCTGATGGGCCTGCATGACGCCGGTAACATGGACTACGCGACGTATACGGCCATGGTGGACCAGGTGTGCGGCGCGGATCCGGAGATGCGCCGCAAGGGATACCAGTATGCCAATTACTGGTGGCGCTCCGCAGCCAAACCGATTGACGGCAGCGGGACCGGAGGCACCGGCAGTAGTGGGACCGGAAGCGGAAGCAGCAAAGGCGGGCTGGCCATTGGCATGGAACACGGCCTGGAGCAAACGCTTATGCACCGGAATTTTGAAAGCGAAGCTGACTGGGCGCAGTACATTATCCGGTTTAATCCGAACAAGTCTGAATATAACAGGCTGATTGAAATGCACAAGCAGAAGCAGCAGGGGAAGGGCGCTTTTGCCTATGACTGGGACGGCATGAAAGACCAGTTCAAGCTGGACAATCCGAAGATGGATACACAGACTATCAACGTGATGTGGCGGCAGGCTACGGATTATGCCATTTCTATGATCAATAAATCGCGGCGCGATGGCACGGAACCGACGTATGCGGAAGTTATGGGCTATATCAGTGAATCCATGACCAAGGTAAACATGGGCGATATTGACAGCGGTAAGTGGTGGAAGGGCAACGAAACCTACGAACCGACGAAGGGCGAGCTGGCCCAGGCCGGTATCACTGCCACGCGGCGCCTGCCAAGCGGACAGATCGAAGTGCAGTACAGCAACGGAGTAACCGAGATTACCACGGCGGAAGGCCTGCGGCATAAGTTAAGCTACAGCCCGCGCGTGACGGATGATTACAGGTAAAGGAGCAAACTATGCTTACTAACAATGAAATAAACCAGCTGGATGCAGAAGTGAAGCAGCGTGCCATGGGCGTGAATCCGGATATCATGCCGGTACAGGACGAGGCTGACAATTATACTTTTACGCCGGAAGCTGCGGCACCGGAAGAACCGATGCCGCAGGAGTACACGGCTCCGGTAAACGACAGCCAGGAAGATGATGTGTTTAGCGGAGACGCCTACATTACCGGCCCGGCAAAAATCAAACCGAACATGGCGGCCAAGCAGTTTATTGAATCCACAGACAGGCTGCTGGCCGACGTTAAAAAGACAAACATATACAAGCGCTATGCGTATGACAAAGAAGATGTGCTGCGGGAGGCCAGGGAGATTTCCATTGAAACCGGTATCCCGGAGCGCGCTATTTTATACAGCCCGGAAACGCTGGATAACGCCAGGAAGATTTTTAACTACCGGCGCAAGCAGATGGATCTGATG